TTGAACAACGGTTGCCCGCTGTTGATTGCTTCTTTTCCGGTCATCGAGCCTCCCATGCACGGTAAACGTGCTCAAATGTGCGCGCATCCCGGCGCGCGGCGGTCACCCAGGCGGCTTGCACGGCAGCTCGCGCGTCAAGACGTGCGGCGCAGCTCTCGCACACGGCGAGCGTTTCGCGCCAAAAGCGTGCGGGCATTTCTGCGCAGCGGTCGCACATCGTTTCACGCGGCATGGATGCCCCCGTCATCGCCGACGTACAGGTCGCAGCTCCCGAAAGACTTGGCGTGCCGCGTCAAATCCGCGCCTTCCGCGCCGTGCCCGCGATCCCAGAATCCCGCGCCGTGCCCGTTGCGCGTGAGCCAAAAATCATGTCCCGCTTGATCCGCCGTCCAGCTGTCGGACGCATCCACGCCGGATGCCGCGATGAATGACGCGCAGTCCCGTCGCATCGTCTCGCGGCACTCCGGGGACAGGTCGTCTGCGCTATAGTTGGCGTCAAGCGGCTCTCCGCCGTTTTCGTCATAGTTATCCATTGACGACCACAAAGCGCATTCAATGTAAGCGGACAGGAATCGGTCATTGTAACTGCGCATGGCTTCCTTTGCCCTCACGGGGCGCGAGCGTTACGGGCGCTCGGACCTAGCGATACCCGCGCGAGCGGATACCGCTAGAGCCCAGCGTCTGGTCTACTCGCACGCGGAGACGGCGGCGGCTGCCTCGGCGCAGCGGTCGCACTGGTGGTCGGTCACTACCAGTCCCGCTCGGCGACAAGCCGCCGGAAATGACGCATTGCGGTAGAGCGGGAGAGGTCGCCCGTCGTGACGTATCGCACGCCCGCATCCGTCGCGCGCGCGCACCACTGCCCACCGTCCTTCGGGCAGTCGCGATTTAGCACGCTGGTTACCTGGTCACGGTTCAGATCAATGCCGGTGACACGGTATCCGCCGTCGCCGTCGTGCCAAATCGCAAATCCTGCGGACTGCCTGACGATAGAAAATGCCATGTGGGTTACTCCCTTGGTTGTGGCGCTTCACTAGCGCCGGATGATCGTAGCGCTACGGCGTGCCGGTGTCAAATATTATTTCTGATGCATCGCGGCGTGCGCGCGGTCGATAGACTGTCCCTGCGACGCGGACACGCCCACCGTCCATGCGACGGCGGCGAGAATCAACGCGATAAAAGCGAGCCCGTCAATGATCGCGCTACGCATACTCAGCCTCCTCAGCCTCTTCGCGGGCGCGGCGAGCATTCCATTCCGCCACATAGCCCCGGGCCGCCGCCATCCATCCAGAGATCCAAGCCTCGCGCAGCGCTTCCGCGTGCGGCAATTCGTCGGCCTCTAGTGAGTCGCCGGGACCGTAGCCCCACGCCTCGCGCAGGTCGTCGGCCGTGGGCACGTCATCGTGGTCAAACGTGTTGGCGCAATCCTGCACGCCGGTCGCGTAGTAGGCGCGAACCATTTCCTTTAGCGTCAGAGTGGTCATCGGTCCGTCTCCGTCGCCGCGTCATGCAGCGTGAGATGTAGACTAGTGGAGTAGCGCTACGATGTCAAGCGGGGTCGCGTCGATTGTTTGAATCCGCTCTGGATCAAGGCAAATCCGCAACGTGCTCGAGCGTCAAGCGGGGCTGTCGGGTCGTGCGTCAGGTCGTGCGCCGCGCACCGGCTCCGCGATCCGCGATGCCTTGCGCACCAGGTCGTGCGACGCGCTGCGTCAACGCGACCGCCAGGGCGGGCTTGAGGCTTTGCGTCAAACGCACACTAACCCCTACCCCCCCACCATCGCGCAGGGGAAACACATACATATATATACACCCCCCACAGAGTAGGCACCATGTTTCGGGTCGTAGCACTACTCTATATACCACCCCCCAAAGAGTAACAGCCGTTGCGTGTGTCGTAGCGCTATGTTAGCGTGCGGTGGCCGCAGTGACGGCAGAGGTGACGCATGGGCAGGAAGCAGAAGCATTCAAAGAGTTGCGCTTGGCATGGAGACTGGCACGCCTGTAATTGCGGCGCGCATAAGCCGGCAAAACGTCGAGCGACGTATCGGCCTAAGCGGACGCCACGGGTTTGGTTGGTGGCGCGGATCATGGAGTTGCAGGACCGGCTGGAAGATCCCGAGGGGGAGATTCAGTTGGGGATCAATGCGCGGTACACCCGCGATTTGCGAGAGCGAGAGATGCAGCACCACGCGGACTGGGACTCGGAGGTGGTGGTGCACAAGATGGCGGCTGCGCGGTGGATGCGTAGCTGCGTGCTTGAGTTCGTGACGGACGAGGCGGTGCGGGCGCAGATTGAGGCGCTGCCGTTGGTGCCTGAATGAGGCCGTGCGCGACTCCGTTGTGTGAGGGCGTTGTGGTGCGCGCAACGCATTGCAAGCGTTGTTACGAGCAGCGGCGCTGGCAAGATCCGGTGAAGCGTGCAACGAAGACGAAGAGCATGAGGCGTTACGCCAAGCGGGCGTATGTGCGGCAAGCGCATCGTGAGGCGTGTCAGGCGTACCGAGATGCAGGCAAGGTAGAGCCGGGCGAGTGTTTGTACTGCAACGGTCCAACAAGTGGCGTCAGGGCGAAACGGTGTTTGAAGTGTTATCGGGCGCGCATCATGCCGGCGGCAACGAAGAAGGGGCTGCGGGCAATTTGGGGAGAGACAAAGTGACGTACAGGTTGCTGAATGGTGATTGCATTGAAGTGTTGAAGACGTTGCCCGATGCGAGTGTGGACTCGGTGGTAACGGACCCGCCGTATGAGCTTGGGTTCATGGGAAAGAAGTGGGACGCAAGCGGGATTGCGTACAACGTAGAGTTGTGGCAGGAGTGCTTGCGGGTGTTGAAGCCGGGCGGGCATCTGCTTTCGTTTGGCGGGACGCGGACGTATCATCGAATGGCTGTAGCGATTGAGGATGCGGGATTTGAGATCCGTGACTCGCTGCATTGGATTTGCGGATCGGGGTTCCCAAAGTCGCTGGACGTGAGCAAGGTTATCGACAAGGCGGCTGGTGCGCGCGGACATGAGGGAAAGAACTTCCGTGTCGACGGCGGCGTCGGAACGGCGTCCTACCGGGCCACGGTCGATCCTCGCGAGTATGTGCGGCCCGAGCCGATCACCGACGCAACGAAGAGCTGGCTGGGCTGGGGCACCGCGCTGAAACCCGCGCACGAGCCGGTGGTGGTGGCCCGCAAGCCGCTGGTGGGCACGGTGGCCGCGAACGTCCAGCAGCACGGGACCGGAGCGCTGAACATTGACGTGTGCCGGGTGCCCGGAAAGCTAGAGGGCGATCCCAACAGATTTGCAAAAACCGATGGCGGTTCATTTGCTTCGTTTACGACGCCTCCAGTCGTGCGCAACGATGGTCGCTGGCCTCCCAACATCCTGCTTTCCCACACGCCCGAGTGCGCCGAGACGTGCGCGAAGGATTGCCCGGTCGCGGAGATGGATAGGCAAAGCGGAACTTCTACAAGCAAGGCGGCTGCAAGAGGCGGTACATCTCCGAATCCAATGTCGTGGGGAACTGGTCGCGAGGACGGAAATGTTGTTAAAAGACACACCGACAGCGGCGGTGCCTCCCGCTTCTTCCCGGTGTTTCGCTACCAAGCCAAGGCCAGCCGATCGGAGCGAGGTCAGGACAACAAGCATCCCACCGTCAAGCCGGTGGCCCTGATGGCGTGGCTGGTCAAGTTGGTCACGCCCCCGGGCGGCACGGTGTTGGACCCCTTTATGGGGAGCGGCACGACAGGAGTTGCGGCGGTGGGCGCGGGGTTTGCCTTCATCGGCATTGAGCGTGAGGCTGAGTATTTCCGCATTTGCGAGGCGCGGGTGGTAGCGGCAACGCCGGAACAGCCAGAGCAGAAGGAGTTGTTCGCATGATTGTGGATGAACTGCTGCGGTTGCGGACGGCGCTGTATGCCCATGTGCAGCAAGGCACGATGAACGTGGACGTGGATGCTGCGTACTGGACGGTGGACCGCGCTTTGGCAGGCAAGGGAGACGCTGCGACTGCGGTGCGGTACGCAAAGGAAACGCTGGCGACGTTGGAGCCGCCCAAGCGGGTGGAGTTGCAGGCGCGCACGATCAGCAAGGCCGAGCATGACGCGCTACTTGACGGGCCTGCTCCGAAGTCGGTGTCCCGCGAGGAGTACGAGCAAATGATGCGGGAGGCGCAGCAAGAGTCTGGCGTTATGGAGGGCGTGTCTCGCAGCGCGACGTTTGCTGTGGCGCAAGCGGCACTGCGCCCCGAAGAGCAGCCAACGATTGCAGAAGAGCGTCCGCGACTGACGTTAAAGGTTGAGCGATGACCAAGGAAGAACTCGACAAGCTGATTGCCAAGATGACGCCGGCAGAGCGAAGCGAGTTCTTTGCTTTGGTGGCGGCTGAGAAAAAAGAGCCGGTGTTTCGGACGCCCGAGCACGTGTGGCAGACGAAGTTTCTTGACGACCCGTCGCGCATGAAGGCGTTGCTCTGTACCCGTCGTGCGGGCAAGTCGTACGCGGCAGGGCTGATGCTGCTAGAGGCGGCATACAAGAACCCCGGCGTGTCGTGCCTGTACGTGGCGCTGACGCGAGCCTCTGCCAAGCGGATTATGTGGAAGGACGTGCTCAAGGAGATTGATCGCTCGCAGGGGCTTGGGTGCCGGTTTAACGAGACTGAGTTGAGCGCGACTCTGCCCAACGGCAGCGTGATCTATATGCTCGGCATGGACGCGGACGAGCAGGAGAAGGACAAGGCGCTGGGTCAGAAGTTTATGGCGGTGGCTGTGGACGAGGCTGCGTCCTACAACGTGGACTTGCGCGAGATTGTGTACGACATCTTGAAGCCGGCGACGGCAGACTATCGCGGCACGATTGCCCTGATCGGCACGCCCGGCAACATGAAGCGCGGGTTGTTTTACGATCTGACGAAAGGGCAAAATCCCGGCGATCCCGGCCAGTGGGAAAAGATGGGCTGGAGTTGCTACCGCTGGACGACGTTTGACAACCCCAAGCTGGCAGACAAGTGGCGCGCAGAGATTGAGGATCTGAAACTGGCAAACCCGTTGGTTGAGGAGACGCCGGGCTTCCAGCAGCACTATCTCGGCAAGTGGGTGGTGGACGATAGCAAGTTAGTCTACCGCTTTGACTACGACAAGAACACGTTTGAGGAGTTGCCTGCGTTGAACAAAGGCGGTCGCTGGCACTATGTGCTTGGCATCGACCTTGGGTTCAACGACCCGACTGCGTGGGTGGTGTGC